AAGGAGGAAATTGCCTATGTATGTGAATCCATTTTGGGTAGGAGTTGCAACAACGATTATTGTTGAGGTTGTAATTCTTGTAGTAGCAGTAGCAATCAGTATGCACAATGATAAAAAGAAAAACGGAGGAAAGTAAAATGGCAAACATGATTGAGAAATTCAAAGAGAACAAGAAGGTAATGATGATTAAGATGGACCAGGCAAGTAAGATGGCAGATGAAGCTGCTGAAGAGTTCATCAGTACACTTAAGCCCCTTGTTGAAAGTGCTTCAGAGGAAGACCTTAAGACGTTTCTTCAGGCTGATGATGAGCTCATTGAGAATGAGGACAAGCTGGCTATTATTGCAGCCTATGCAGAGACGCATGACGATGTTGGTGGTATTGCTATCATCGGTATTCGCAAATAAATTCTATAGATGAGAATGAAAATGGAGGGCGGTCACAGGTTGGCCGTCCCATCCAAGTAATTCAAGGAGGTACAGCCGTTATGGCAAAGACAAACAAAGAAGCTATTATAAAGCTTTGTAATGACATTAACAAAAAGGAAGGTAAGGGTGCGGTATACTCAATTGGTAGTGAGCACGCAAACCTCAAAATCAATCGTTGGTCTACAGGTATTGAGGACTTAGATGCCATCATTGGTGGTGGAATGCCTGAAGGTCGAGTGGTTGAAATCTTTGGTCCTGAAAGTTCAGGCAAAACAACTCTGCTTTATCATTTGTGTGGATTGCATCCTATGTGTTTGGATATTCCTATTGAGGGAACATTCGATGCAGAAAGAGCAAAGGTCTTTGGAAACAGACCAAAACAAATGTTGATTTATCGTGCCAAGTATGGTGAGGATGCTTTCAACAAAACGATTCAGTTTGCAAAAGCAGGAATTCCTCTTATTGGTATTGATAGTGTGCCGAGTATGGTACCAAAGGAAGATGCTGAAAAGGTTCTTAAGTCTGCCGAAAAGGATTCCATTGAGGAACAGCGTATTGGTGGTACTGCAAGACTGATGAATAAGTATCTGCCTACAATTGAGGAAATCATTGAAGTGACTGGCACGACGCTTATCTTTATCAATCAGGTAAGGGATAAGATGAATGCCATGATGTTCGGTGAGAAAACAGACACACCTGGTGGACGTAAGCTTAAGCATGCATGTTCACTTCGTATTCAGGTGGCAAGAAAAGGTTGGATTGAGATTCCGAATAAGAATCCATACAATTCAGCTACAACCGAGAAAATTGGTTTGATTATGAAGTGTAAGGTAGTCAAATCAAAGGTAAGTAACCCGATGGGGGAATGCGAAATCCCACTGTTCTTTGACAGAGGCTTTGTAAGCTTTGATGATGTTCAGTCTATTCGAAAGGAAATCATGGCACAAAGAGCTCAGCAGTTTGGTAAGCGTATTCCGAAAGAGTTCTTAGAGGAGGATGACGACGAATGATTAAGTGCAAAGTTTGTGGATGTGAATTCACACCGGTAATTGATAAACACTACATTGCAAGAGATAATGGTGAGTCTGGATTGACTACAGCTTTTAAGCATACGGAAGGAAATCTTTACGACACATTTGATTGTCCTGCATGTGGGTGTCAGATAATTGCTCAGGAACGTAAACGAGTTTATATTGATGTTTGTATTGCAGAGGAGGTGGATGACGATGTCGAAGAATCAGACGACTAATCCAAGTCATGACCCTGTCAATCATCCTTCGCATTACACTCAGAATAAGTTTGAGTCAATCGATGAAATGATGATTGCATTTGGTCCTGAAGCTGTTTATCACTTCTGCATTTGTAATGCTTGGAAGTATAAGAATAGAGCTCCGTTCAAAGGTAACTTTGAAGAGGATATGAAGAAGGCCGATTGGTATCTCACCAAAGCTAAGGAGATTAAGGGGGGGAACTTATGGCAAGAATAACAAAAGACGAGTATTACCTTGGCATAGCCCTTGCAGTTTCCAAACGCAGTACATGTATCAAACGTCATTATGGTTGTGTTATTGTTAAGGATGACATCATCATCGCAACCGGTTATAATGGTAGCCCAAGGGGTGAGGAAAACTGTTGTGACAGAGGTACATGCAAAAGAGCAAATGCTGAGAGGTATTCAGGATACGAAAGTTGTGATAGTGTTCATGCAGAACAGAATGCGCTGATTGCTACAAGTCGAGAACGATTGATTGGCGCTACGGTTTACTTGGCATGTGAGGAATACGGATTGGATAAAGTAAAGTCCGATTTGTGGGACGAAGAGATTATTGGCTACTATGAAGACATGAATCCTGTTCCTTGTGGTATATGTGCTCGCATGCTTAAGAATGCAGGCATTGTACGAGTGGTGAACAGGAGGGGCGATGTATGTTTGTAATTGAAGTACCATATTTCAACCTCGACCAGATTTATGCCAGTGGTCAATGTCCAAGATGGATTAAGCTAAAGGAATCTAAGTATGTGATTCCGTTCAGAGATAAGGCACTCAAGATTGAACAGCAACGTGACAAGTACGATTGGACACGATACCGTTTGATTATGAGTTGCACAGAGGATGACTTCTACAATGTATGGTTTAACTACCTTGATTTGAGAATGGATTGCCTTGATGAGAACAGCAAAGTAAAGAGGCTTGGTGGTAAGTTCAAAGTTCCTGCTAACAGAGGTAATGGAATCCACATACTTCATCAGGACTACTTTGAGGCATACGTGCTTGCTAAGCTCATTACATACATTGGTTATGAAAAGGCAGCCATTGCTATGAATCATATTGCTGAAGTTTGTGGTGTTAAGCATAATCAATCAATGAGGGAGGCAGGTCGTATTACTTGGTATGAATGGCCTGCACCTGAAATGATTCTTGAGCATCATCATAAGCTTGGCAAAATGGGTAAGATAAACTCATGGCTCAAGAGATTGTGTGAAGCAATAGTCAATGACGATTATGCTTACACTAAATCTGATGACGAGCTTTTCAGATTGTTTGGTATGCATGACACTACGGTCTTTCCTTTGGTTGGCATTGAGGAAACATTGATGAAGAACTTTGGTGAGGAACCGGAGGAATTTGCTGATTGGTACCTTGGTGACATTGAGAACAAAGGTTTGGTGTATATGTATATTGTACATCACATTCTAAACAGACCAAAGGAGGTGACATCGTATGGGATTGGTTGATAACATCAAAAAGGAAGCTCAAGGGAATCGTACAAAGATTCAGAGTTCTGATGCTGCAGCTCTTGAGAAAATCTTCAATAATATGTTCTATCTGCCTAAGAACATTCCTGAGGAAACAAAGTTCGTCAAGCAGGTAATGACAAGAGGTCTCGAATCCCAGGAACGTGTTGGTCTCCATGCATCTGCAATGCTTGTTGGTGATAAGGACTTCTGCTTAAGAGCTCAGGTATTGAGTTTGATTTATAAGCAGCTTCAAGGTCAGCAAACACAAGTTGGTCTGATGAGAATTTTTGAGCAAGGCAATGCTATTCATGAGAAGTGGCAGAGGTTGCTTATTCGTGCTGGTTATGGTACAGCAAAAGATATGGACTACACAAGATATTGTGATGACTATATGCTTAGCTACACACCTGATATTGACTGTTTGATTCCTGAGTTCTTTGAAGGAAGAATGATTGGTGAGATTAAGTCAGTCAATACATACCAGTTTCAGAGGATGACCAAGCATCCATCGGCTTGGAAACAGTGTCAGTGGTACATGCATCTCTGTATTAAGAAGGCAAAAGAGGAAGGAATCTGGAATGGCAAGGACTATACCAAAGGATTCGTTCTGAATGAGGATAAGAACACTCAGGAGTTCAAACTTGAGGTGTACGATTATGAGCCTCCAAAGATTGAGCCTTTTGCCGGTAGAGCAGAATCTATCATGTTTCATTATGACCGTGTATTTGAAGAACATAAGATGGTTGCCAGACCTAAAGATGCAGGTAGCCCTACATGTAAGCGTTGCAAAGAATGTTTTATGAGGGAAGCTTGTTGGGGTATCGGTAAAGGAAAGGTGCGTATCGATAATGGCTAAA